CTTGGTAACCCCGAACGCCTTGGTAACCTTGTGGACCGGTTTTGCCGGTAGAACCTAATGTACCATTTTGACCTTGGTAACCCTGCGAACCTTGGTAACCTTGCGAACCTTGTGAACCAGTAGAACCCGTCAAACTAGTTCCTTGGTAACCTTGTGCTCCAGTTGGACCTTGTGCTCCAGTTGGACCTTGTGGTCCTTGTGTTGTTGTTTCTTGATAGTAAAAATATGTGACATTTGTTACATTATAATTTGTTCCGTGCGCGGTATTGAAATCTGTTACATATTGAAGTAATACCAATTGTAATACATTGCCGGTTAAGAAACTAGTATTTATTTGTTCGACTCTTGCATAATCTGATTGAGAACCATCATAACTACTATTTATGCTTGCAGAAGCAGAAACTGTAATACTTCCATTATTATAAACATACATTGCGGTTTGAGAACCATATGTAGATAAATTATTGGTACCGCTGGAAACACTTGTAAATTTTGGATAATATAGAGTTAACGTGGGAAGTAAAATCGGAATGTCGATTTTCAATGAAGAGTTGTCTATACTTTTTTCGTAACTTGCGCTGTTTTCAAGAGTATTTTCTAGTAAATCATTATTTAAAACATCTTTAAAATCATTTATATCAATATAACCAGCCGACCCTAGATCTTTGCTGTAATAAAACCATTTTACATTTTTTATAGTATACCTTGTCGAATTTGCAGTATTAAATTTTGTTACATACTCAACTAATAGTAACTGTAAAATGTTACAATTCAAATGGTTAACATTTAAATTTTCAACTCTTGTACGATCATATGAAGAACCGTCACAATAATTACTTACATCATTAGATACTACAACTGAATAATTTATTCCGTTAAATGTATATACAGCAGTTTGAGAACAAGTTGTGTATATCTTACGGGGTTCAAGTGCACTCGTTTGAAACTCAGGTTGGAACAAAATCAACGACGGAAGACTCGATGACATTGTCTTTCGTTATACTATATGAAAATAATTTATTTTTTAAGTTTTTACATGAGTTTTAAAATTATTCTTAAATTCTTGAATAATTTTACAATAAAACAACTTAAAGTTGTCCTAATCTATGTATCCAAGTGTATAAGTATTTTATTTGTAATGTCCGTATTAAGTTGTACGACTCAAAACGATTTGCTGTTAAATAATCTTTTAACATTCTACAAAAATGAAGAAAACATGTCGAAAATGTTAAAAATCATTACAGGCGAATCTAAAATTTCTTTGAGAATTGTTGATTGGTTTGCAACAAATTATGCAAAAAAATATTATACATTATTCAATATTGAGGATGCAAATGGAAACAAACGAAGATTTAAAGTTTATGTTGATTACAAATTAAAATTAAAGGCGTATAGCAAAAGACGATTCGACCCTTTTTGTAGATGGGACCGTATTAGTATTCCCTACAAGGGCGAAACTTTCATTGAAACAACAATCGGTCAACTCAATTTTTTCAAATGGACTCTTGAAAACAATGTCATCAAATATATTGAAGAAAATTATGAATCTATAGAAAAAGACATGAATAGTCGCAATAGCACATCCAAAAGAAAAGAGAATTTATCTGGCGAACATAGTAACAATACAAGTATTGCCAGTAACAATAGTAACACAAAAACACGCAAGAAAAGAGAAGAGCTTTCCATTTCGGCAACCAAGAGTATCAAAAAAGAAAAAGTAGAAATTGTCGTAAATTTCAACTGATTTTTTTGTGAAGGTTTTTTCAAAGAAGAAACAAAAAAATAAAAAACAAATTCTTCCGAAAGAAATCAACTTAAATATTTTACAACTATTGTAAATATGGGGAATCAACCATCTTTACAACAAATACAAAAAATCAATTTTGAAGATATCCAAACCGTATGTAAAAATCCGGAAATATACTTGTTAATAAGCACACTTTCACCATTGGAACAAAATTGTCTTATTTTTGGAACGATTGCCCCCCAACAAGAAGAAACATTGATTAATCGATACATGAAATTAAATACAAATATTCGTATTATTATTTACGGACGCAATTCAAACGACGATACCATATACAAAAAATACGAACAATTACTACGACTCGGATTCTGCAATGTTTTTTTATACATGGGTGGACTTTTTGAATGGCTCATGTTACAGGATATTTATGGTTCCGATGAATTCCCCACAACTTCCAAACAACTGGATATTTTGAAATATAAACCGGCTCAAAGACTAAATATTGCTCTTTTGGAGAATGAATAAATTGTCAATTTTTGGGGGTATTTTCTAGCAAGGCCTCGTTCGAAAGTTGGTCTGCGCGTCCGTTGAAATTGCGGTATACATGGTGATATTCTACTTTTTCTATTTGTTTTTCCAATTGTTTCGCTTTTGTAAACAAGACCATCATGTCTTCATTTGTCACCTTGTATTCGCGATTCATTTGTTTGATTATGAGTTGACTGTCTCCTCTCACAACCAAATGCTTGATATTTAGTTCGACGGCTTTTTCTAAACCGAGTAGAAGCCCGTTGTATTCTGCTACATTATTCGTTACTTTGGGTCCACAGTATTTTTTGAGCGCGATTATTTCCTCCGTATTGTGATAAATAACTGCTCCCGAACCTCCTGGACCCGGATTTCCTTTACTACACCCATCAAAATTCATGACATATTCTGGAAAAGAAAAAAGTTTGAACGCAGCTTTCCCAAACATGGCGGCTATTGTTTTTTGTTTGGACGACGGTAAAAATATGGATGCCATTTTTATTTATTCTCAATACAAAAATATTCACATACTTTCTAAGTTTGTTTTTTTGTAGTGTTTTCTAACTCTCAAATACAAATGAAATTCGCAATTGTTTTTAACCATTCGTTCAACTTTTTATAGTCATTTTCGTAAATATCCACATTTCCATTCAATTCCAATTGATGGACTCCGATTTTATCCATCATGTCTTCATGATACTCGTCACATTTCTTCAAATAATCCAGTGCGATTTGGTCCTCTCCCGTTCTTGAGCGTTTTTCTATTCTTTCGTGACATATTTCTGGGCTCGTCTTGATATAAATCATTTTTTCTATAGGATAATCTTTTGCGAAAGTATCGAACCACTGTTTGTATATTTTGTAACAAACATCTTCTATTTTTCCGGATTCATACAACATCTTTGCAAATACATATTTGTCTGTAGAAAGAGAACGCTCTGTAATGATGACACAATCTTCGTTCTCTTCCATTGTTTTTTTCATAAGTGCTAGTCTGGAAATATACGCCATCATTTGGAAGGGAAATGAATATTTTTCTTGGTCTACATAAAATTTTTGTAACATTGTTGTTCCCTCGTTATCTCTAATATTTTCCCACTCATCCACGGGTTCTTTCAAAAAGATGATTTGTTTATTTTTACCTAGTGCCTCTTCTAAAAATTTCAACAGGGTCGATTTACCCGAACCAATATTTCCTTCTAAAGATATAATTGTGTTTCTCATTTTCTTTTCGTAGATTGTGCTTGTCACTGTCATTTTTATTTTTGTAATTTGCATGCAACAACCATTTTCGTTTCAATTTTATTTTTCTATGAAGATGTCGTCTTGTAGGAAAATGCAAGAAAACTCAAATAAAAAATAAAATTGAAACGAAAATGAATTTAAACACTTTATCTCAACAATAAAATAACACTCTTTCAAAATTATTCAAATTTATTCAATTGAAAATGGATTTACATCAAAGAAAATTAGTGAAATCTGAATGGGAGAACATTGAGATTCCAATATCAACCGAAGAAAAGGAGATTTTGTCGCTCATGATTCAAGGATTTCACAATGTCAATATCAAATCCAACAAGTTTTTATCACTATTTTCCTACTTGAAAATTGAATATAATGAAACCATGGAAGACTACTTGTTTCTCCATTATTTTCACGATGCTTTTCTAGAAATGGAAAAAAAATATAATTTCAAATTCTTTGAAAAAATTAAAATACCAAATAAAAACAATGTTACCATTAAAAAGGCAGATTTAATTCGTCTCGAAAAAAATACAAAAGACAAAATAAATACCACTAATATTTTCGAATATTTACTGTTAAAAACACTCGAAACTACATTGAAAGAGCAAATGTCGGAAACAAACAAAAAAAATGCGTATTTTACCTTGTTTAAAATCATGAATTCCACCATTTCCAACCTCAACAAGTATGTTGTTTATGCATGTAAAACACTTCTCGCTGCATTTGAAGGCGAAATTAAAATGTTCGATTTCGTTCAACAATCTGTCGATTTAATTGAAAAAAACGATGTCATACTCAAATATGCGGACATGCATTTGTACGAACATCAAAAACAAATATTTACGATTACACAGAACCCACACTTCCAAAAAAGATTGGAGATTTATCGCGAAGAAATCGAGCGGAAAAAACAAGAGACCAATGACGACGATGACGCCGTCCAACTGAAAAAAAAGCACTACGAAGGTGCCGAAGCACCCCCTGCCGTGTCCGCGAAAATAGTGCTATATATAGCCCCCACTGGAACCGGAAAAACTCTTTCGCCAATTGGAATCTCTGAATCAAATCGTATCATCTTTGTGTGTGCGGCGAGACATGTTGGTTTATCCTTGGCAAAATCCGCGATTTCAGTTGGAAAGAAAATAGCATTCGCCTTTGGTTGTTCGAGTGCGGATGATATTCGTCTTCATTATTTTGCGGCGAAGGATTATACCGTAAATAAACGCACTGGAAAAATTGGAAAAGTGGATAATAGTGTCGGCGACAAGGTGGAGATTATTATTTGTGATTTGATTTCTTACTTGCCTGCCATGCATTACATGAAAGCATTCAATCCAGTTGAAAATATTATTGTCTATTGGGATGAACCTACGATTACAATGGATTACGAGAACCATGAATTACACGCGACAATAAATCGTAATTGGTCGGAAAATGTCATTCCGAATATGATTCTGTCTTCGGCTACTTTGCCGAAATTACATGAATTGGGTCCAACTGTAAATGATTTTAAAATGAAATTTCCGGGAGCCGCAGTCCATACCATTGTGAGTCACGACTGTAAAAAGACGATTCCCATTATTAACAAATTCGGTTATGTTGTGTTACCACATGTGTTATCCAAGAATTATACCGAAATTTTGAAAATCGTCGAGCATTGTGAAAACAACTTGACGATGCTGAGATACATGGATTTGCGCGAAATTGTGGATTTTATTGTTTTCGTGGAAGAACACGATTTTATATCGAGCAAATGGAAAATCGCGAGACATTTCGGTTGTTTATCCGATATTACGATGCAAAATATCAAGATTCATTATTTGAAAATTATGAAAAATATTAAAATGGAAGATTGGGCCGCAATTCATATCTATTTCGAAAAAAATAAAAAGAGGCGTATTCAGCCTAACGGGAGAGTTGATGTCAAGGGAAACACGATAAAAAAAGTGGCGAGTATGGATTCAACAGTATTCAATAAATCATCGATGCAGAGTGGAAAACCCATTGTGAAAATACAAAGCGAACAAATTATTTCTGGTGCTGGTGCGCCACCACAAGACGAACAATGTGCCATTTATGTCACTACAAAAGATGCATATACACTGACAGACGGGCCGACGATATTTTTGGCAAATGATATTGAGAAAATCGCAAAGTTTTGTATTCAGCAGGCAAACATTCCCTCACTTGTCATGAGCGAAATTACCAAAAAAATAGAATGTAACAACGCACTCAACGAGAAAATATCTGTTTTGGACCACGACTTGGAAGATTATATTGAAAAGAAAACAAATAAGGAATCCATGAGCGATAACAGTTATGAAGCAAAAAAGATGAAGACTGTTTCGAAGGGTCGCGACCGCGAAATAAACGAAAAAGATGTAGAGTATCGCAAAATGAAGGAACAATTGGAAATGCTGACATCCATGATTCAACCGGTTGAACTGAATGAGACCTTTATTCCCAACAAACATTATCATTTGAATAAATGGGCGCCCGACACGGCTACAAATAGTTTTACAAGTGACATTGACGAGTCGACAATTGTAGATATTATGATGTTGAACGATGTCAATGATAGTTGGAAAATCTTGTTGCTTATGGGAATCGGGGTCTTTACCAATCATACGAGTATTGCTTACACCGAAATCATGAAAAAAATGGCGGAGAAACAGCGTCTTTACATGATTATTGCGTCGTCTGACTACATTTATGGCACAAATTATCAATTCTGCCATGGATATTTGAGTAAAGACATGTGTTTAACTCAAGAGAAAATTATCCAGGCGTTGGGTCGTATTGGTCGTAACAATATACAACAGGATTATTCAATTCGTTTCCGTGATGACGAGCAAATATTGAAGATATTCACAAAGGAAGAAAACAAACCTGAAGTCATGAATATGAATCGGTTATTTTGTAGTGCGTAGAGTTTAGTGTAAAATAGAATGTAAATATTTATTTGTTGTGTAAAAATAAATATTTTTTAGTATTTCTTCTTTTTGTCAATGACAGCTTCCTTGGCTACAATAGAGGTAATTTTCTTTAGAAAATCGTTTTTTTCTTCGTCGTCGATGGGTCCTAAAGATGCACGAAACATTTTGTTGTATTTCTCAAAAGTTTTTGTATGACAATCTTTCGATTCTGGGTTTGCTTCTTGCCACTTTGGTATTTGTTTAATGTTCTTGTGTGCGATATACATGATTGACCTTTTCATGAATTCCCTCGCTTCATCGTTGTGCCATACACCGTCGTGCTTAATATAAAGAACTTCTCTCTTCAGGTCAGAACAGTGCACAGGTCGCATTTTTACATCCAATTCATTCAAATTACGCACGATAATCTCACCCAATGCTTTGGAATATCCAACCTCGCCAAAATACTCAAAATCCTCAAGTTTCACATTTACATAATCAATAAAATCATTGATATTCATGGCATCCTTGCAGGTTTCGTTCAAGAATAAATTCAGGTTAAACTGATTGTTGGTTGTGGTTGTTGTATTATTAATACTATTTATAGTATTATTGTTAATGGTCTGGCCGTGCGACATCATTTCGATGATGTTATTGTTTTGTTCCATCATTATTTTTTTGAATTCTTTGTTATCATTCATCTGTTCGTGAAACAAGTTCATCATTAATGATAATGTCTCATCTTTTTGCGTATTTTGTAGATTTTGTGTAATTTGCGTATTTTGCGTATTTTGTAGATTTTCTTTGACGCCATCACATGTAATTAATTTTTGTTTAGAATCATTCGTAACATCTATACAGATTTTAGAATGGCGCCACAATCCTGACCGTGTTTCGTATGTTTTGTTGCATATATTGCACTCGTGTGACGAAGTTATCATTTGGCGTAATTTAGAATGTTTTGTTGCCAAAACGGTTGCTAAAAACGCCTTTTGTGATTGTAATGTATGTTTACCAGTAGACAGATGTCTATTGTAATCACTTTTCTTACTACATTTGAAGTGACACATTTCGCAATAAAATTTGGCGTTTTTCGTTTCCATGGCACCGCTGCTTAATATTCCTAAAGACAATTTTTTATATTCTTTTTCGAAAAAATAAAAATTTTAGCATCACAAATTTTGCGTTAAAAAATTGGTATTGTGAGCTTTCCAGTCACACCTCGATTTTTTTGGCCTTTTTGCAAGGCTGTATCAGCCTTTCTCAAAAATGGACATTTATAAATGTCCAAATTTCATTTCTGAAAATTCAAACCTGAAAAAAAGCCCAAAAACTCGGGGTAAAATACCCTTAAGTGTCAGTTTTTAAAGAATTGTGCCCTCTATTTTCTTTTTTGAGTACAAGCTTGGACCTATACATTGATTTTTGGGGGTACAAACTCGTGTTTTGGACTTTTAAAGAACCCCCCAAATGGGGAGCGTCGGACAAAGTTTGTCTTTGATACACTGTTTTTTATAAATAAATCGGGGTTTTCACAAGAAAATCGTTGTTGTAGTCCCGGTTTTCGGGGGTAAAACATTCAGAAACAGGGGGTGCCAGGACAAATCTCTCCCCGAAAGTCCATTTTTGGGGGGTGTTCTAAAAAGTTTTTTGAAGACCTTCCAAAATCGGGGGTACCCATAGAACTTTGTCCTGGCACCCCCTGTTTTGGAAGGTTTTTCCCCCTAAAACCGAGGGCACCAGAAGAAATTTGTCCTTGTACCCCAGTTTTTACATGGTATGAACCTCAAAATATTGGTTTTCAATAGAACTTTGTCCTGGACCCCCTATTTTTGAAGGTTCGAATTTACGCGTAAATGTAAGTTTACCCCCCGTTTTTTGGGTTATTCCCCCAACATTGTACTTGTATGTCGTTTTTAGGGAGTTCCAAAATTTCCAAACTCGAAAAAGGAGAAAAGGGCAAAAAAGTCCAGGTAACTGAAAACCTTTCCCTTTTTGTTTTTATGCGTTTGCCACTGGTTGGGCTGTTTTTTTTCCGAGAATAATTGCCAGCATTTTTATCGTCTTGAGTGCAAAAGCCGGACACTGTGCCTTCATTTTTTGTAGAACATGTTGAATTTTTATTTTGCGTTCCTGTGCGCCTTGACAGTGATAGTAAGGTTTGAATGGCACTCCAGGGACAAAGGTTTGGGTCAGCGCTTCTTCTGTGGATAGTGTGGAAAAGTACTCTGGGCTCGTACACATTTTTCTCAGTAATACCTCTGCTTTGATATACTTCAGGTTTTTTATGATTTGGGGAATCTTGTACTTTGTCTCTAAGAGTTCCGTCTGGGTCTGGTATGTAAGGTAAGATTGAATGTATCGTTTCAAATCGTCTGGCAAAACGGCGATTTTTTTCAACACCGCGTTTTTTTTGTTTTCCTCTACCCACTGTTTTTTTTCGGTTTTTTCTTTGCGTTCACTTGTAGCGACCTCTTCTTTTATAGTCTCCATTTTTTCGACGTATTCAATGTCTTGCTTCTTTCGTTCAATAAGTATTTGCCTCTCCCTATATTTCATACCAGCCATCCTCTTTTGATCTTCTAGTCGCGCGAGTTCCATTTCTAATATTTCGAAAGGTCTCGATATCGCAAGAAATTTCTTTCGAGCATTTTCTAATTCATCCTTTTTTTCGTCTATTTTTTGTTGAGCCAAGTTTCGTTTTCCTCTAAACACAAAGAAGTTCTTTTTATACAATTTACATTCGTTCTCTAATTTCAAGTGTTCTTTTTTGAGCTTGTCAAGTTTGCGTTGGGCTGCCGACTGTTTAGGCGGTTGGGATTGGGTTTGAGTCAAGTCAATGAGTTGGTTGGTAGCTTCAGTTAAGTTTTGCATTTTGTTATGTTTGGTTGACATGGCAAAATGTTTCGAAGAAAGATCAATTTTTTTTTGGTTACTTTTCAACCTCCACGAAGCCGAAGTACAAGATGCAATGTGCTCTCCTTTTGAATATTATAGTCACTCATAGTGCGACCATCCTCCAGTTGTTTTCCCGCGAAAATCAATCTTTGCTGGTCCGGTGGAATTCCCTCTTTTTCTTGTATTTTTGTTTTGACGGTGTCAATTGTATCTTCAGGTTCGACTTCTAAAGTAATGGTTTTTCCAGTGAGGGTTTTTACAAAAATCTGCATTTTTCTTTGGTACTACTATCTAAAAAGATAATATTTTTAAATTGTTTTTTCTTATAGTATAGTATAGGCATTCGTAAAAAATCAAAAAAAATGAAAACCGCTTACGTTTATTTATTGACCGCCATTGTCCTGCTTTCTTTAGATGCCGTTTATTTGACGCTCCTCAGCGGTTTCTTCGACAAACAAATCCGCCTAGTTCAAGGAAGTTCCATCCAAATGAACTTTGTAGCCGCAGCCATGTGCTACATCATACTCGTTTTCGGCATCAACCATTTCATTCTAGAACCCAAAAAGAGCGTCTATGAGGCGTTCTTGTTAGGATTTGTTATTTACGGTGTCTACGAAACCACCAGTTACTCCTTGTTGAAAAACTGGAGATTCTCTACGGTCGTCGTTGATACTCTCTGGGGAGCCACTTTGTTCGCTTTGACGACTATGATTGTCGGGAGGGTGAGGTGATTTCTTTTGATTCCAATGGGAATAGACTTTTTCTCTCAAATTGCAGTAATACTTGTGCCTTTCTTCGCTTAACTCATTCGGATAAACTTTACAGTTTCCTGTAGCAATAGTTTCTACTTTTTTCTTATCTACGAGAGAAGAAGGATTTTGTTGAATCATTGTATTGAATATTTTGATGGTTCTCCATTCTTCTAAAACCTTTTCAAAAATAAAAATAACTTCTTCCGCTTCAATCGAACGCTTGTCTGTTCGCTTTTTCTCTCGCCTGTCTTTCTTTTCTTTAATATATTTGTTTTTATGGTCCATATTTTAATGGAGAGAGAAATGTTTAGATTAAAAAATGAAAGAAATTGTTTTTTTTTGTTTTCGTTTCTTACAAGCAAAAGCAACTTTTGCTTCCCTTTAAGGGTGAGCGAAACTTTCATAGCATACATAACTAACTATTTTTTGATAAAAATCTTGCTTAACCTGTAAGTTAAGCAAGATTTTTATTTACAATTATACTCCTCGATTATTTTTTTATATTTTTCGTAACTTTCTCCAGGAACTTCAAATTCATAAAAAGGAACTTTTTTTTCTATTACTTGTTTTCTTATATTTTTTACAATATCAATCGTAATTTCATTATTTTTCTCATACACTTCGTCTAAAATAATTTTTGGTTTTTTTCCTTCTGTTGTTTTTTCTATCACCAATAATATTTCATTCAATTGTATTTTTCTCTTTTTTACATTTCTTTCTTCTTGAGTGGTCGATTTTTTTTCAATTATTTCTTCATTTCTGCAAACTATAATTCCATTTTTAATTCTTGTAACGGTATGTCTTGGTAAATTCATGATTTCTTGAATTTCTGTATTTTTTTTTCCTTCTTGAATCATTTTTCTCACAGATAAAATGATTTCATCGCTAACACTATTCTTCGATTCACGAATAGATGTCGACATTTTTTTTCTTGTTTCCAATGATTTCGGTTTACCATAATTATGATTTCCTTCTCCCATCATTTTAATGGATTTCAATTTATAAACTTCTTTTCTATGTATTTCTTTACACATTTGTTCTTTTAATTCCCTTATTTTCGTGGTATAGAAATATCCTTCTTTTCCTTCATCGTTTTGGTTCAAGTCATGAAACACTTCAATCTTGTGTTTTTCTTCATTACATATTTTATACATTTCTTCTTTTACTTTCATATCATCAGTCATTAAAAAGTTTTCAAACGCACATGCCTGATTGTATTTCACTATCAAATGTTTTTTTGTATATTCAATAAATTTTAAACAGTTTTCTTTGGAATACAGTTTGTATTTATTTTCTTTATCAACGACTCCAAAACCAAGAAATTCTTTAATTTGATGTAGTATATATGGATATTTTGTTTGTGTAATTGAAATGTAGTATTTTTTACAAGTTTTGTTAATAAATAAACAACCTTCTGCGTCAAATAAACCAGAAATATATTCAATATTTAAATTATTTATTTCATTTTCTATTGTTAAAATATTATTCTCTTTACATGTTTCAAATATTTGATTCTTTTTATCTGTTTGATTTTGTTTATTATTTATCTTACTATATTCATATAAGGATTCAACCTGAACTTTTTTTATAATTACATTGTTTTTTATATATTCAAGTAATAATTGGTATTCATTACTTCTAATAATTAAGTTAAATTGATTTCTTTTGTTATATTTGTGATAATATTTTTCATTCATAACATCTTCAACTTTATTATTTCTACTTTTGGTTGTTGTAATACTTCCACCAAAATGATAACGAATTATTTGTAAAATATTTGTTCTACTTTGAGTTAATGATATTCCTGACTGAAACCCATCTTTAATTTTCCGAATGTAAAAACATCCGTCACCATCTATAAACCCCGAAATATAAGATGGGTTTGGAGGCTCTAATTTATATTTCCCTAAATGTGTTAAATTGTCTTCTTTTATTGTATTCATTATATATAGTAGTATACACATTTATTATTTAAATTGTTTTCAATTTTATTTTATAAATCTTGCTTTGCCAATCGGCAAAGGAAGATTTCTTACGGATAAATATCATTTTCTAAATCATCTACAACCTTGTTTACTTGTTGTAATTTTTCTGAAATACTTACTTTATTTGATTTTGTGCCTACCCACATTTTATCCAATTTTGGGTGTTTTTCTATTTTAAAAAATTCACGACTTCTTGTTTTTTCTTTGTCTAACCATTCGTGATAGTAAACAACATATTTTTTCATCATTTGTTGTGTGATTCCTTGTGGTAGTGGTTTAGCACTCGTTTTTCTTTCTCTCTTTGTTCCATCCATAATACCTTTACAATTGTTTTCTTGTTCTTTTCTCGTTGCCACACGAAGATTTTCAATTGTATTATTTAGTGGGTCTCTATCAATATGGTCTACGGATACAGTTAATGTTCCCTTTCCATTACCATAACAATCTGTGATAATTTGATGCATGTATAAACCATTTCCAATTACATATCCATTTTGCAATTTAAACCAAGTAATTTTTTTTTTTTCATTTTTCTCAAAATCCAGTATTTTTTGATAACTTTTTATACATAATTTACAAATTGTATTTTTTTCACAATACATCAATAAATATTCTTTTTCATTTTCTTCTATTTTCCAAAGAGGATTTTTCATGAAATATGGGTCTACACCATTTTTTGAATAATGTCCTGGAATATATTCTTTTATTGAATACTTTTTTGTAATATTTTCATGAAAGCAGTGGAAACAATCAACATTACATTTTCTTAAATCAAAAATATTTCCATTTCTAAAATTATAATTTACATTTCCATTTTGTTTGAAACCATAAAGAAATTCTATGTAGTTGATTCTATTGCTATTGTAATTAAAAGAAGGGTAAATATCATTTTCTGAAAAGAAAACAAATTTTTTTTCAAAATTTATTATTTTATCTCTGTCTTCAAAATCAAAATAATATTTTTTATCACCATACTCAATTATACCACATAATAGTTCACTATTTGTTAAATATAGAGGTTTTACTTCTTGTTTCGTGTAATATTTTTTATTACTTTTTGTAGTAATATAATCCATTTCAAGAGAATTTTCAAGGCCAGAGGAATATGGAAGTTCTGTATTATTATCCATATTATAAATACTATAATATAGATTTCTTTAAATTATTTTACAACTAATATTATTATTATCTTAGTTACTTTTAATTTGAGTATGCTAACCCACCCCAGGCGCGTTATTCTTTACTTTCATAAAGAATCTGGACTATCCCTTAAGTCATCATTGAAAATTGCTAGTTTTCTCAGACCCATTTCATTATAGTCTCTGAACCTTCTTCGTATGCTTGCTTTATCGCACTTAGAAGCTTGGCTGCAGATTATCCAATCCTTTTCGTTATTACTATGCTTTAGGTCATTACCCCAAGTATTTACTATGCTTTCACATAATAAAGTAGTAGAAAAGGCTATAAGGATGTTCCCGCAATTTAGAAATGTTGCCTCTCTCAGTCAGAAAGAGACTAGCTGGTTATATAATGCATGTTGATACAACATACATATTTGCTTTACACCGTTTACCCATATTAGAAAGCAAATATCTAATATGGCGGCCAACTGTTGGGAACAGGTAGACTTAATTCCCGACATAATTCTTAACACATTATAATTTGTGGCGTAAACGCGAACCTTGGCAGTTCTGGTTCCCTCAACGGTGGCGTTGGAAAGAACAAGCTGAAGAGTTGCGTTATCAATTCTTGAGAAGTTGCATGTGCCTGATGGCTGATGCTCTTCTGGCCTGAGTGCGAAGGAGTAAACATTGATACCTTCGTCAGGTGATCTGGTGTGAACCTGGTAAGGTTGGACCCACGAGAAGTATGAACCTTCACGCTCCGAGAAACGGTCCTGTCCGTTAAGCTGAAGTTTGGCAACGACAACAGGGTTCTGTCCCCAACAATGCATGTCAAGGGAAGTCTCGGAGAGGACGAAAGTTCCTGCATCGGAGACGGAGGAACCCATGTTGTGGTTTCCGGTGGGGAAATCAGCGGTGGTGAGTCCAAGGGAGGCAAGGGCCGCGGCGTTGTCAAGATTAGGGTTCAAAGGAACATTTTGTCCGCCGAAGTTGGTCTCGTTGTAAGAGTTGTTGTAAACGCCTCCGTGCCAGTATCCAGTGAATGAGCTGGAGGTTTCAGCATCAAGGGCACCGGCGTCCTCGAAAAGGCCGCGGGCATCAATGAATGCATTTGCACCGGCGGTGGCATCAGGTCCGCCGAATGCGTGGATGGCATTGGGAAGAGCATCGACGGCGTCGGTGTAGTTGAATGGCTGGGCGCCAAGAACCTTGAAAAGGGTGGCGTCGCAAAGAAGTGCGGAACAGTAATCCACATTCTGATCGGGTTGAACGACCCAGATAAGTTCCTTAACGGGGTGGTTAAAGTTCAGCTTGATCTTGTTGGATGATGAACCGACGGATTCATCACCAGTGAATTGCAGCTGTGAGATGAGGTATTCGTGGGGGTTCTGTGCGAATCTTCTGCGCTCGTCAGTGTCAAGGAAGACATAGTCAACATAGAGAGATGCGGCAACAAGGGACTGGTTGTAGGCAATGGTGGCAGTGACGGGGGCACCGACAGCAAGTTGGCTGGATGAAGGGTTGCTGTATGGGCCAGTCTTGGCGTTGTTGTAGGTGTTGCAGCTGAGGGAAGTAACAGCCCACAAGCACTCGTCAATAGGTCTTAAATCAAGGTTAATCTTAACTTCGTGGTACTGTACGGAACCACTTATACCCTCCCTTTCGGGATATTTATCAGCAACTTTCATATCGATTAACTTTTGTAAATTATGAGAGTTTATGCTGGGGACTAGACTATATCTTAAGTCTTCATTGAGATTGATTAAATCTCTCAGACCCATAACCATTTAGTCGTTGAACCTTCCTCTTATTCTTATCTTATCGAACTTAGAGGCTTGGCTGCGGATTATCTATTTCAGATGTTTTAACATCTTCATACATGGGATTATTACCATACCTGAGTTCTATTCTCAGCCACTGTAAACTTTCATTTACAGCTTGGTACCCTAAATATTCTGTGTGTGTTTTGTTGAATCTATTTATATTTATAATGTTGTTAAAGTAGTGGTGCAATAGTAGTTTGTCGCTTTTTTGTCTTACATTCATATCTTAAACCATCCGAACTTGAATTTGATTTACCAAAATTATCACAATTTTTTTCAATTTTGCATATATAACATTTTTTAAACATCCTACTACCACTTATTGCACTACTTTTATATTGTTTACACAGATTATTATTTTTGTCTTTAAGAACTTCCCGCAATTTGGTCATGTTGCCGTCTGCTATTCAATAGCAGGCAACTAGCATCTGGGATTGGTGATTTAAATCACCCCGAGACCACAACAAATTTTCTCTAAAGCATTGCTCGGATACTTTAGGTTGGATACTTTTCTGCCCTACAGATTTCAAGGCAATTAAAGGTAATGCAAGACCTGGGTTGGTGCAGAACCAAAACTGAAGAGGAACATACAGAGTGGTCTCAGGAAGAGCATTACGGGGGGCACATACTTGTCTGGGTGCCATGGAGTCACAAGGTCCATCAACATCGGCGAAAGATGGGTCAGTGATGAAAGTGAGCTGAGTGGTGTTACCAATCATCTTGAAGTAACCTCTTTGTTGCTCGGCAGTCATGGTAAGTTGGTTCCAGATGTGCATCCAGTCACCATATTGGCGGTCAATTCTTTGGCCACCAATCTCAACCTCAACTTGGGCGATGAGTTGCTCACCAGGGTAATCTAACCAACGAGCATAGACGCTGTGTGCGCCGGAAGAAAGGGTGGATGAATTTCCCATAAGTTGGTTGATCTCGGGAAGGGTGACCTGAAGGTAGGTGCGGTAAGCAAGGTCACCATTTCTGCTGATGACACAGGTTACACGGCGACCAAAGTCAGCCTGTCCGTTGAAGGTTTGTTCGATAGATTCGATGGAGAAGTTGGTATATCTGCGATAAGTAACTTTCCAGAAAGTGATTTGAGGGTTTCCAGTAAGGTAAACGTCCTGAGCGCCGTAGGCTACGAGTTGCATTAGTCCTCCTCCCATAGTTATAATATGGCTAAAGAAAAAAATTTTCTGGAAATGAATTTAATTCACCGCTTTAATTCATTTTTATAAAAAAATCGTTTTTCAAAAAGAAAAATGATTTTTTGCTTCGGTTCACTCTATATTTCGACTACATAATAACAAAAGATAATTATTTCAACAAATCGTTGAAATTCATATTTTTTTTCATAAATTCAAGCAAGTAAGAATCTTCTAAAACTTCTTTTTTGCCCTCATGATTTTTCGTAAAAATGTAAGAGTCTTTTCGCTTTTTGATGGACCAACCATTATTCAAAGCATTCGACAAAAATAACATTTTTTGGAATTTTTCGTAAGACACTGAAATATCAGAGTTGTTTCCATTTTCTTTTTCTAAATGAATGTGAATATTTGTTGAATTCGGTGAATTCGTCGAATTCATATTTTTATTTATATTTTCGTTCCAAATCGTTATGTTTTTGAGAGAAAAGGTTTTTTGTTTTTTAACTATTTTAACTATATTCGCCAAGTAAAGATATAAAAAAATCATTTCATATAAATATAATTATTTTTATAAACACGGCTCCACCATTTTTGTGTTAAAGCATGCCATCTTTTAAACCAAAAACCAATAAAAAAATCAAGGTGAGTAAGAAACAAATTACAACTTTGGATGGAAAACACAATGAGTTTATGGGTGAATTTTTGAAAGATGAAAAAGACAGAATACCTAAACTAAAAAAGGAAAAGAAAGAATTGCAACATCAACTCGGACAAAATGAAACAGACAAAACATTGTCTATCGAACAAGTGATGGAGATAAAAGACAAGCTACAAGATATTACAGATTCAATCAAACATCTAAAATCTAAAAAAATAGATTACTTTTTGGATAATTCTAAATATATTTTCGACTATTTTGAAAATAAAAAGAATATTTCGAATGGTTCAACTACAGATTTGACAAATTTGTCTAAATCCGTTTCAAATTCCAATTCTTCTAAAAACAACATGATTCAGCATTTTTTCAAAATAAACAAGGAAGATACAAAAGTGATGGAACATCAAAATGAGAGTTTGTATCAGAAATATTTGGCAAACATTGATGAATCATTTTTGGATATCAATGCTTTCATGAGATCAACAGATATTTGTCAAAGTTGTTACAAGGGCGAATTAATACCGATGGATGATGAGGGTATTTTAATATGTAATCAATGTTCTACAAATGTAAAATATTTGATTGAAAATGAAAAACCGTCTTACAAAGAACCTCCTAAAGAAGTATGTTTTTATGCTTACAAAAAAATCAATCATTTCAAAGAAATTCTTTCTCAATTTCAAGGAAAAGAGACGACTCAAATATCGGATGAAGTTATTGAAACTTTGAAACAACAGATTAAAAAGGAGAGGATTGATATGAAAAAATTAAATTATTACAAGACCAAAGAGCTGCTTAAAAAATTGGGTTATAATAAATATTACGAGCATATTAATTTCATCAAGGACAAATTGGGTATTAAACCGCCAATGATTTCACAAGAATTAGAGGAGACACTCTGCAATTTTTTTATGGAAATACAGTATCCTTATGCGAAACACTGCCCCGATTATCGTGTAAACTTCCTGCATTATTACTATGTATTGTATAAATTATTTGAGTTGTTGGGAGAACACCATTATTTGGATGAAATACCCATGTTGAAAGACAGAGAAAAATTGATAGAACAAGATAATATTTGGAAGAAAATCTGCGAGGAATTGGATTGGGAATTCATTCCTACGATTTAGTGTAAACAATGCAAAACAATGCAAAACAATGCAAACAACATAATAATTTGTTATTATGTTCTTTTTTTGGTTATTTTAATTTTTATTTTATTTTCTATTTTTATTTACATTTTACAAATTTATAGAAATTGGCACAAAAGCGTTTATCGTTGGATTCCACCAACAAGGTTAACACCAATACCAAGACCAGCACCTTGTCTGCTTGAGACACCCATGGATGGGATATAAGTATCAAGAATGCTGAAAGTGGCAGCAGCGGTAAGAGCAATCAGACCGATTTCCTCCAAGTTAAGTGAGCGTTTAGGAATTGCAAAGGCAGCGATGGCGACCATGAGACCTTCAACAAGGTACTTGATGATTCTTTTGATGAGTTCGGCGATATCAAACATATTATATTATTAATAAAGAAAAAAAATTAATATCTTCATTGAAAAGTCACTTAAAAAAATCTTCCTAAAATTTATAAAAATGAGTAACTACGAAAAAAAGACCCTGGAGGATGGAAAATCGAATCCTAAATATGTTGATTTATTGGAAGAAGATAAACCAATCGCCGGACAAAAATTCGCATGTGTTTCATTTGTCTCTCCTGAAACTATTTTGAAACAAAAGGAACACTTTTTCTTTGAGGAGTTTTTGAAACAGTGGGATTATTCTAAATCCATGGAGAAATTTTTGCAATTCCTAAATTTTATTTCTTATAAATACAAGATGGAATTTGATGATCTTGCCAAAGATTTCCAGGATTTCGTAAAAGAAGAGCATTCCAGTTTGTCTACTACAACATTGGAGGATGATTACAAAACTTTTGTTGACAAAAGAGAAGAAGATTTGGAAAATACATTTAATGCAAAGCATAATTTCCAGACAAGCACAAGAGGATTGAAAATTAGAGGTGTTTATCCTACTTTAGAGGAGGCCGAGTTGCGTTGTAAGATGTTGCGCGAAGTAGACCCCAATCACGATGTTTTTGTTGGACCGATTGGACTATGGATGCCTTGGGACCCAGAGGCATACAAGACGGGACGTGTTGAGTACATGGAGGATGAGTTGAATCAACTTATGCAAGAGAAGAATAAGAATGAGGCATTTGCCAAGAATGCATTCGACCAGAGAGTCAAGGAAAGTAAGAAGAAGGCCATTGAGGAAAATATTAAACAGGCGGAAAAAACTGGAGCTTCACTTACACAAAACATTGACGAGGAGGGAAATTTGGTGGGAATCAGTAACATGAATACAACAGAATCGTCTTTTAGTCCACCACAGGGCGAGGAGGACACTGCTATTTCTGCGGCAGATATTCGCAAAGAACTGTTTGAGGGTGAGAATATTATCACTGGAAAGAGTGATTACGGACAGAGTGAATTGTTGAGTGGTCCTTTTGCTACGAAGAAACAGGATTAGACATGTGATTCATCCATGAATATGTAAAAGTATGTAAAAAATATAAAAAAAATATTGTTTACATGTAAATATACGGCTTCAAATATTATAGTCCGTAATAATCCAATCCAACAGTAAAGGACACTGCAATCCAGAGGATTCCAACACAAAAAGTAACAGAACTCATTGCTAATTGCGAATAAAAATTATAAAGCCGAATTTTACTGGCGTCCTTGACATAATAATGAATTCTATTCCATGCAATAGCATAAGCACCCATCGACAATATCGAAGATGAAAAAAAGGAAACCAAATATACCGTTGTTTTTGTGCCGTCACGGAGAGTCACCGCCGGTAATATACCTAATACTGCACCAGTTCCGGATATTCCGTGAACTACTCCGATAAGAATAGAATAACATGTTGTGTTTTTTTGTTTATTCTCATGATAATGGTCGTGAGTATGAGAATGTTCGTATGCGAGAGAAACTTCTTCTTCTCCGTGCGAGTGTTCGTAAACCAAACCATTTACATCGTGACTGTGGTCGTGACTATAACTTTCAATATCACTACTTGACGTGTATTTGTCGTTAGCAATTGTAATCCCGTCATCTGTATTTGTTTCTGTTTCTTTTTCTTCAGTTGCTGACCTACCATCGTATTCTATTTGGAGAATGTCATTCGTATCTTGGACGCAAATCGCGGCGGGTTTTAGGTCATTTTCTCTAAATGTCAAATACATTTTACGAGTATTGTAAAATCCATAACAACCGAGGGAGGTCATAAAAAATCCTACAATTTTATCAGCAACAAAGGTGTTGTTTTCCAAAAAACTATACTTGTCATTCAATCCGAAAAAAATAGCTGCGACAATTGATAAACCAATACAATGACCGAAACCCCAGGTAATTCCCGAGAGAAAAGATTCTTTTAGCTTTTTATTTAGCGTGATTAAAGATACTGCAGACAAATGGTCGACCCCGGTCAACACATGAATCACGCCCAACAATAGTCCTATTGAACCAATTGTACTTAAATTATCATTGTTATTTACTTGGACTTCACTCAAATTTCGTAGAGTCATTTATTATATTCTAATTTTATTGTACATAGCAAAATTAGAATTGTATAAAAGCGAATATGTTTTATTCGAGCGTCAAAAAGGTTTTACCAAAACTCAAATGTGACTATTGTATGTCTTTAAAACACAATACTTGTAATTGTGATAATGAAAATGTTTTGAAATGTCGCGATGAAATGTCTTATTTTATTTATGATTTAATACACATCGAACAATTTTGTTGTTGGGTATCCAAAAAAGATGACAAATTATTGAAAATGGCAATGTTTCATGTTTGCGATGGTGAAACTTTTTTAGACGAAAAAGTTTTTGAATATATTTGCAGTCAGAAAAATCTACAGAAAAATTGCAAATATTACGGGTTAAAAGTAACAATCGATGGAAATATTTTGGCTAAATATAGTTCTGAATTGAAGTCTGGAGAGTTTGAAGAAACAAATTATATACCTATTCCCTATCCATTTGATCTTTATTACAAATCAAAAATACGCAAAGATTCAAAAAAGTTACCACACATGATTTACATGCCAACACCAAATAAATTATAATTTACAAGATTATTTTCTTTTTTTACAGGTTTTACATTTCCTTTTTTTCGCAAAACCATGTTTTCTTGATTTTTTGAGACGTTTACCACCAAAAAGGCCGCGCGTATTTACAGAATAGTCTTTGAATGTATTCACAAATTTATCTACAGTCATCTCTTGAATCGGTGTTCTTCTGATGTCAAAGTGTCTATGTACGATAACATTCTCTCCGTTAGAGTTCTTTTTAATCGAATCGATAAAGAGGTAATCATCGCCTAAATTGTATACATAACTCAACGCACCCGGATTCTTTGAATCAAGGACTTCTTTGAGTGTTTTGGTTTGAGTTTGACTCATTATTATAGTACAATTATATTTTTTTGTAAATGACAATAAAATCATAAATTTTGTCATTTACCATTTCGTCTTCTTTACACTAATTTTCGGTCCAGCTCCCCTTTTTTTAGCGTTGTTGGGGTCATACTGTTCTTCTTCGTCATCTGATTGTATATCCTTGGATAAATTCCAGAATTCGCTTGAAATCATTTTATTTGGATAAACAATAATAATAATCACTATTGAATATTTTATTGTTTTTTATAGAATTACTCATTTTTGTAGACGATATTTTTTCATAATCTGCGGCTTTTGCAATTGTTTCCCATGTTCCAATAATTTGATTTGTTTCTACTTCTCTCTTTTCTACTTTTTTTCCTGTAGATGAAGTTTTTTTGTAATTATCATCGTTTTTCAGAGAAATACCATAATATCCTTGTCCGTTTCCTTCTTTCGTCCACACAGTAGTAAACAATACATATTCATTTTGTTTCATATATTTTTTAAAATTATTTTCATCATTATCAGTAACCATTTTACCAAGACTATTCTTCCATTTTTTATATTCGTTGAATAATGTTGTGTATAAAATAGTTGAATCCGGTGAAAATTTACATACTTGAAAAACAAATGTTTCTTGTTCGGATGGAGTCAACGATTTCTTATAAATAATTTCTTTTAAAGTAACACCTTTATATCCATGAACTATCTGATTTTTTATTTGATTTTGTAGTCGACATGGTTTAAATCTTGTGTCTAAATAATGTTTCAATGCATGAAATGTTTCCTTACTTGGCAATCTACTCCACAGGCGATACTGCCCTATAATGTCTTTACTCGACACTTCAACATCTTCGCGAATAATACACATTTTTTCAATATATTCATTGAATTTCGATGTTAACTCATTATCATAAAACAATAAAGGCGTGGTTTGTTTATCATTTTCATCAAAATCAGTTTGGGTTGATATTTCTCTTGTTGAAATTTTTTCGTTTGGAGTTTCTTTTTCATACATTTGTTTGATTTTTAGCTGTCTCTCACTATCATTGGGAATTTGCATTGCAGACAACATGTTTACAACACTTAAAATAATTATTTTTGCTTCTTCTACATCAATACGAAAAACCTCATCTTTAATTCTCGAAAATGAAAATAAACTGTGAATGTAGTTTTCTAAAGTTTTAATATTTGTGTTTGGAACCTCTAATGATATTTCAATTCTTCCGTGTTTACATATTTGTTTATATGGTTTAATTCTTGAAATAATATTTTTGGTAATTCCTATTTTTAATTCAGGTTTTTCTAATCGCGTATCAATATTGTAAATGTAAATCGCTTGTACGTCTTCTAATAATTTTACAGTTTCAATTTCTTTTATTTCTTTATTTTTTTCTTCTAATTCCTTATTTTTTTCTTCTAATTCTTTTTCTAATTTATAATTTCCAGTCAGACGGATTTCTTTTATTACTTCAACTACCCAATTTTGAAATTTTTCAGCAATTGGTTTTTTGGATTTGAATAATACTTTATATAAACCTTGTTCTGTAAGAAAAGTTACTTCTTTTGGTCCAGTAGACGTGTAAGTGGTGCTTACGCATCTTTGAGATTCATTAAATTTACTTATTGAAACTCTAATATTACTTATTCCTAATATTTCACCAATATCACTTGCGCGAAATAACGGTTCTTCGTATGTTCCTTTAATAAGAATATCTGTGTGTAAATTATTTGAATTAAACGCCTTAACTACTTCCATAATTATCTTAATGTGTAATTAGTTATAATACATGTCTTTATATTATTTTTTCGATATAATAATATAAACCCTTTTTTACCACTTCGTCTTCTTGACACTAATTTTTGGTCCAGCTCCCCTTTTTTTCGCATTATTAGGGTCATACTGTTCTTCTTCGTCATCTGATTGTATATCTTTGGATAAATTCCAGAATTCAACGCTTCCCAACCTGAAATCGTTGTGACTGTCTGCTTTGTACCAAAATACTTGCTCCTGCAAACGATTCGATTTGGCATTGTTATTTATCACCAAACACTCGTAATTTTCCGTGCACTGGTCCATCACTTGACAAAAAGACTCGAAAGTAGGAAACATTCCTGCATAGTTGTCATAAATTCTTTTGCGATTCGCAATGTAAGGTTCTCTCAAAATAAAAACGAAATCTATATTTGTTCTCAATGTCGGTGGCACGCCAAGCGGATATTGCATTGTAATGACCAACATTATCTTCCAATGACGGCCATTCATGAAAAGAAGCCGCATCATTTTATCACGAGTCCAAGTAGCGTCATAAAGACAATCATCTAAAATAACAAAAGCGCGCGGGTCGATGGAACTTTTTTTGTAGGTTTCAATTTCTTTCTTAATTTGTTTTAAAACGGATTTTTGTCTTTTCAATACATTTTCAATAATGGCAGTGTTGTATTCATTATGAATAAATAGTTTAGGAACTAATTTTCCGTAGAACCCGTTACCTTCTTCTGTGCCGGATATCACGACACCAATTGGGATATCCTGGTGATAATAGAGTAAGTCACGAACCAAGAAAGATTTACCCGTGTCTCTTCTCCCGATGAGAACAACGACTGGGCCTTTAGACTCATTGGGTTTGAAACTAATGGTTTTCATGTCAAATTTCTTTAGTTCTAAACTCATTTTGTAATTGTATTATTTGTAATACTTGTAATATTTGAATAGTCTTTAGAAAATATGTTTTGATGAAATGACGCATTCTGGAGAAAAGCACAAAAAACAAATAAGTTTAAATTTGATAAAAATAGATATTAGATAGTATTATATTCTTATTATATTCTTATCAAATGGCAAGTTTGAATTACGAAAAAAGGAAAAACCAAGAATTATTTGGTAATTTCAAGGACGCCAAGTATTTAGATGTAAAGGAAATTCAGAATTACATACCCATTTACAACAAACAATTTCTCTTGAATGAAACCAATTACAACTCGGTAAACTTGAATCATCAATGGTACATTCACTCCATCAAAAAGGAAGTCGTGAATAAAGAAACCAAGTCAAAATTATACAAATGTGAGTTGAAAAACATTCACACCCCTACTAAAACAAGAAAACAGTCGGTATTTTTTAAATTAGCACCATTACTCGACCCCTTGAAATTTTTGATTGGAAAATATGATATCAAAGACGAAAAATGGTTTCAATTACCAAAATGGAATTCTCAGTTGAACGATGGGATTCATCCAAGGATACTTGATGAAAACCATTGTGCGTATGTAGACAGTTTTTTCTCTTTTCTCTCGAATTCACTTATAGAGAGGTATAATTTTCAACATGGTATGGAGTTTTACGGTTCCTTTTTGGCTATAAAGAACAATTACAAGGTGAATGTGATTGATGACTTGGATTATTTGTGTAAATCCACTTATTTCAATCAACACAAAAACAAATTGTTTCATATTGAGGATTATTACCATTTGGTGGATTACGAAGAAGATGCAAAAATGAAACCCATAAAGATAGACTATTCAACGAGTAAGAAATCTATTTCCATCAAGTCTATCAAAGATGATTTGTTTGAAGATATTTTTGAAGAGGGAGAACAGATGGAAGAGCTCATAGATACGGATGTGAATCGAGAACACTATACACTTGATGACTTGAAAGAATACGATTTGCCTTTTCCGGATTCGGGAGAAAAGAAAATAGATAAAGACGATGAAAAGGTGACAATTCATTCTGGTTCAAGTTGTTCTTCAAGGACATCCCACACGAGCGAAAATGATGAAGAAGAGTCGAGTCAAAATACGGACAATAAAAATACAAGTGCGTCATCCTCTGTTTGGGAAGAGTGTAGTGATACCGACGAGGAAGAAGATGAAGATGAAGATGAAAAAATAGAATCAACCTTTGAGAAATTTCCAGTGCAAATTATTTGTATGGAACACTGTGAAAATACATTTGATTCTCTCATTATAAATGAAGAACTGTCGCAAGATGAATGGTTGTCTGCTTTGTTGCAAATTATCATGATTTTAATTGTCTACCAAGAAGCATTTTCTTTTACACACAATGATTTACATACAAACAATGTAATGTTTAATGAAACTGACGAGCCTTATTTGTATTATTATTTTCAAAATAAATACTACAAGGTTCCCACTTTTGGTCGTATTTACAAAATCATAGATTTTGGTCGCGCCATTTATCAATTCAATGGGAAAAAATATTGTAGCGACAGTTTTCAAATTGGTGGAGACGCGGTTACTCAATACAATACAGAACCTTATTTCAATGAAAAGAAACCGAGATTGGAGCCAAATTATAGTTTTGATTTGTGTCGATTGGCGTGTTCGATTTTCGATTACCTAATTGATGATTTTGACGAGTTATCCAATATTATAAAAGAAAATCCAATTGCTGACCTCATTGTGGATTGGTGTATTGACGATAATGGTCTGAATGTTTTGTATAAAAATAATGGTCTAGAAAGGTATCCGGATTTCAAATTGTATAAAATGATTGCAAGATGCGTCCACAATCATACACCACACGCACAATTAGAGCGAAATTTATTCAAATCGTTTGTTACAACCAAGGATAGAATAGAATCGGACAAAGTTTTGAATATAGACGAAATTGTGAATCTGTGAAAAAATAATTCAAAAAAAAATATAAAAAAGAATACGAAAAAAACTGTAAATTATTTTATCTAGAATATAAAATTGGCTTTAGATAAAATATAAAATACAAGAACAAAATCTAACAAATAAAAAAATGTCATTCGGATTTATTGTATTAAGACATGTAAATTCTGAAATGACAAATAAATATTGGAATGAAGCAGTCTTATCAATACGGAGAGCATATTCAAGAGAAATTAAAATTGTTGTGATTGACGACAATAGTAAAAAAGAATTTGTAAAAGAGTTTTTCCCTTATGTAAATGTAGAATACGTCCAAAGTGAATACCCGCAAAGAGGAGAATTACTTCCGTTTATTTATTACCAGAAAAACAAGTATTTTGACAATGCGATTATTATCCACGACAGTATTTTTATAAAAAGAAAGATAAATTTTCAAGAATTTGTTAAAAAGGGAATAACTGTCATGCCTTTTTGGCACTTTCAGCACGGAAAAGATGAAAATATATTAAATACTTTGAGAATTTTGAAGTCTATGAGAAACACGCAAATTATGGAAAGGAATCTATTGAATATAAAAAATGTAGATGTTCTTGGTATGAAAACCGAAAGTTATTGGGATGGTTGTTTTGGAGCCATTTGTTTTATTAGCCATAATTTTTTGAATTATTTACATGCAAAGTATCAATTTTCAAACATGATTCGTGCGGTAAAAAATAAAGATGATCGATGCAGTCTGGAGAGAATTATTGGGCTCATGTTTTTTGTGGAATGCCAACATTTAAAAAAACAATCGTCACTTTTTGGTAATATACATGACTACAGAAAAGGTGAATATGGTTGGGGGTATACCTACGAACAACATCGTAATTTTATTAAAAAATACAAACAAGCCATTGTCCCTGTTGTAAAAGTATGGTCGGGTAGATAGACAAAACATTGCATACATGTCATTTGAAAATGTAAATAAAAATAATTTACATTTTCTCTCATTTTCTCTCAATTTCTCTCAATGACCTTAAAATCCTGGGTTGTCAACAAAAACTGTGGGGTTTGTTATTTTAGCGCCACCTTCCTGTATAACCGGTTTCAACTGTTCGATGATAAAACTTCCTGAAATAACGCTAAAATAAACTAATAACGAATCACGAATAAGTAACTTCAAAGGTTTGCTTTCCTTGTCAACAAACCGCATTTCAATAAATTTAACTAAAAAGAAAATAATGGAAATTATCGCAGCAACAATAAAAATATTACTCATTCTTGTTACTACACGAAAGAATATTCTAATCTATTTTACGCATTTTTAGAGAATTTAATCTAGCCAAATTTAGAGCAACACCTCAATATCGTCTAACAATAAATCTGGCATGATAGACACTTCCGTATCAATGTTGTGTACGTCTAAATTACCCAATTGGACCGTCTCCTCGGATATTCTTAACCTAGGGTTTGAATCATCGTCATCGTCATTCTCTAATTTTCGTTGGGCGTTACGCATGGCTCCAATTTCTTCTAATCTTTCAATACTTTTTGGAGCATCAACGGTTTGTTCGCGATTATTACCGTCCCTAACATAATCCAAATTATTGAATTGAATCTTGCTCGGTTCTGTGTCTACATTTATCGCGGACGCCACAGTTTCCAATTTCTTTTCGCCTTCATAACCAGTGATTTTTTCAGGTTCCTCGCTGATAATTTGAGAATTCTTTTCAGCCCCACCCACAACTTCCGCCTTTGGCACAGCTTCCTCAATGACTTCCTCTTTGATTTCTTCTACAACATCTTCTTCAACAGTTTCATCCATGTAAGCTTGTAAAATGGATTCAACCGGTATGCTTTCTCTCACCGTGTTTAAAATGGATTCTTGCACGAGTATTTCCATTTCCCTAAAATATTTTTGTTTTTGTAGTGCTGGAATATCATTTTCAAACAAATAGACATTTTTGTACGTTTTTCTTGCAACATGAATGTATACTTTGTGAATAAATTCGTCAAGTTTTGGAATGCTAATATTTATTTTTTTTTGTTTGTTTCCGGCGCGAATAGCGGTTAATATCTTCAGTTGAATAATATGGACGCAAGTTACCAAATCTTCTAAATATCCACAACCGCTTTTTTCTACAATACGAATTCTCTCGTTTTCGATAATAGAAGCGTTCCATTTTGGAATGCGTGTAATAAAATTCTGAAATGTCATTAAATATTTATCCATTTCACCGTTTTCTCTACACAACTTGTTGGCTTCATCAAAAATCGAGCGCAACCCTTCCATAACATGTGGGGTTAATATAGTAAGCAATCGCGAACACCATTCATTTTTACTCTCGTGTAAACTGGAAAGTTGAAAATCGTCCATTTTTTACGGTTTTCTATTCGCGATTTTTAATATTTTCTATATAAAGGAAATATTTTCCAAAGAGCAATCTAAACTCAAAAAAATAAAATTCAAAAAAAAGAAAATAGTCAGCTTTTCATTTCTAAATTCCTTTTTAATTTTATGAAAATGAAACAGTAATTCATATTTTTTATTTTCATCCATGTTTTTGAAAATTGTCGTTTTTTCCAAATTGTCGTTTTCAAGTAATCTCATAATGTCTAATCCACTATATCCCTTTTCATAAATTTTGGTAGAATGATTTGTCAACTCGATAATTTTATCTTCTGTGGCCTTTTTTGTTACATTTTTTGTGGCATTCTTGTCCTGAAAGTTTTTTTCAAAGTATTTCTTCAACCAATCATTCTGTTGTGTTTGTATTTCCTTGAAATGAAAAACATCGTTCAAGTGCGATTGATAGAGTTGAATGTTCTTGTCCTTGTGGTTTACCGGCTCCGGAATGTATATTTCACAAAATCTCGACAATATGGGTTTTAATAATTTGTACTTGTCTTCAACAACAATAAAAAATCGTGTTGTGTGATTAAACAATTCAATACATCTTCGCAGAGCCGATTGTGCGTCAATTGTTAACTTATCGGCATTTAATAAAACAATACTTTTGAAATTATTTCCTCCATTGGAGTAAATATGCATTTTTGAGAAAAACTTCAACTCTTCTCGGATAAATTTAATACCTTTTCCATGCGCACAATTGACATACATGACAAATTTTTGTATTTTGTCTCGGTCGTTATCATAAATCATTTGAATAAATTGATTTAATACGGTTTTCTTACCAGAACCACATGGACCGTGGAATAGAATATTCGGTATTTTATGATTTTCATAAAAATATTTTAATTTTTGAGTAATGGAATCGTGAATGCATAATTTTGACATTGGAAAAATCAAAAAATCAAAAAATCAAAAATCGAAAAATCAAAAATATTTATGAATATAATTCTTATTATATCTATGTATAACAAGAATTCATTTTAATACATTATTTAACGAATCATTATTCTTACTTGTAATTCTTACTTGTAAAAATAATAGTTGAGAGAAACGAGAGAAAAATACAAAATCCGCCAACTACGCACAGTTGGTTAAACTGAAAGTATACGGATTTGCGCGGAAAGCATCCAAAATATCAGGACAAATACGGTCTTGTAACATTTTTTCATCATACCTTTGTGGTCCTTTCACTTGTCCGTATGTTTCTTTGGTGGGCGGCATATTACCATTACCCAGTGTTCCGGGAGCCCACATACGATTATTATCACGGTCACTGTCTATTTTTGCAATATTCACATGCATTTGTTGATTGAAGATTTGAGTATTTCCCTGATTTGTTCTGCTTACAACAGATTGTTCTTTTGTTTCATTATTTGTTTGTCTGTAATATTGTTCGTAATCAGCTTGGCCCCATTTGGATGAATTACCACCTGGATTTCCAATGTCCGCACGATTTGTAGTGTCTCTCTGATTCGCAATAGGTTGTTGGTCGTGGACGACATAACCAACACTGGATTGATTACCAATGTAAGAATTGGGAGTAAATAAAGTAGTTTCCTTGATTGTAATCGGGACTGGATTCGTGGGGGTATAACTATCCGGAACACGAGAACCTGCGTCACCGTAAACACGAACATTTGCTGAAACTTCTTCCTTTCTGGATGGTTTCATAGCGTCTAGTAAAGGAGCAATGACTGCACCAATTGTTCTTCCAAAACCACTTCTCATTGTATCGGGTTGTCTATTTGCTCCTCTGTTTGTAGTATAAGTAGTATGACTTTGTTTAAATCTCTCAGCCATGTCGTTATGAGGGCCACGACTTACAGCACTGCTATGTGAAACATCGCAAGCACTTAATTCTGCTCTTTTGGGTGCTTCAAAACCGGGTTCAACATAAGTAGCATATTTCTCTCCACCCGCTACACCCGTATATGAACTGGTTGTTTCGTTCCTTGCAGTTGCGTGAACTTCTTGAATGGATTGCAACATGGGTCCTTTCTCTTGACCGGTTGTTGTCAGCCAACGGTCTTGTCCTTGAATGAAGAATGTATCGGGGTTATATTTTTCTACTTTACCAATGATTCCTACATTTTTCACATTTGCATAAGAAGGACCTTCGTGGTTTTTCAGCGAATATTCCAATTTTGGATTTGTTGTTACTCTTAGTTCGTCTACTGTTTTGGGTAACCAAGAATCGCGTGACTCCATACCAGAATTGAAACCCGCACTGCCCTCTGTTCCGTATCCTTGGTTTAATCCGGGACCAACATTCACACTGTCAAATGGTTTGACATTATTACTCTTCATACCAGGATTCACACGGGATTGATAAAATTCACTCATGTTAGGAGTACCATACGCCCACTGCATGTTTTCTTGTGGTTTGAAAAGAGGAGCCTGTTCGATTTTTTTAATCACTTGGGAACCCGCTCCCACGGTATTGTCGAGAATAGTTTCTGCTAAATTCACGTCGTAAACTTGTCCTTTGAATTTTCCACCGTTGAATGGAATCATGTTGTTGTGTTTAAAGTTTGTGTTGTCTACATATTCACCAGTGAGAGAATATACTTGTTGAATTTGGTTTCCTACATTTACACCAGAACCACTTTGGTCGTTTTGATATTTGTTTTGGTTAAAGTATTTGTCAGTGGCGGAATTCGAGTTGATATATTGTCCGACAGTGTCTCTTAATTCAGCGTTGTTAATTGCCGGATAATTTTGGACGGTAGGATTTACATTGGGTAACAAATCCTCTTTTCTATAATTCATTCCGCTGAATGCTTCCTTTATTTCTTGAGTTGTTGCGCGATTCATGTCGGCAAATTTCACTTTATTTTTTTGAGACGATGAAGTAGCACCATTTTCTTGATTTTGATTACTTATAACATAAAAACCACCCAAGGCTAATAAAGGTAATGCAATTTCCATTATTATATGTAAATATAATTATACTACATATAATAATTCACGACGTGAAAATAATTTTTAATGCTAAATATTTTATGTCAATATTTTAATCATAAAAAATCTTACAAGCATTTAAAATTTTGGTATATATTTGTATTCGTGCAAACTTGAATCTTGTTCTTTTTTATAATCGGGTAATGGGAACCCCTGTTTTCCAGTTTCCATAGGACAAAACACCTTTTCCACAAAATAATCCTTTTCAACAATTCTAGTGCTAATATTATTTTGAAAAGGCATGCAGGTGTTTTCCTGTGGATTCAAAGGAAGCGTATACCAATCCACTTGTTCTAAATCACGAGCCGTCCATGCAGGCATAATGGCTCTGGATTGTTCTGTGGAAAGCTTGACATTGTTTGGGTATTTTATTTGTTGTGTTGGATAATTGAATCGTGGATTTGAATAATTGTCTACGCCTAAACAATCTTTATTTAAAGGGCGATTGACTCCTTTCAATTCACTTTCTAAATTAGTGGAATTTGTCATTAAATTTGCACCCCAACCTTGGATACGGATATAAGGGTCTTCTATAAAATCGGGCTGGGCTCCGTTTCCAGGAACATTCAAACTCCATCGACCCGGGTCGGTCATTTGTTGTAATTTTTTTGCAATTCTACAAGGGTCACTATTGAATCTGGTAGAAGCCATTTTTATTGTATTATATATATTTTGTCTGATATATTTGTCGGATATATTTATCGTATATATATAGAGGAATATAATTTTATAAGAAAAAAACAATTAACTACCCCCACCCGCTGCTTGACTCACCGGATTGATTGTAACTGATGTAACAATGGTTAATCCAGGGTAAACTGTTCCCGCAGAAGCTGCAGTATTTCCTAAAAATACATTTACATTGAATGGACTAAAGGAAACAATCGTAGGATTATTGTATGTAAAATAATCAGAAAACGATGCACTGAGTTGCGTTAAACTACCAGCTGTATAAAAATTTGAATAACATGGTGTTGTCGCTGGAACTGGACTTCCTGATACAGCAGGATTTGAAAATACAGCCGGATAGATATAGGCAGCTATTTGTGGATTCGGTTGAATATTACACGAAATATTATACTGTTGTGGTCCAGCAGGTAAATTTGTGGTTAAACCACTAATAAAAACTGCGACATGAATCGCGTAAGTTTCACCAAGATTAATAGGAGCATTTGAATACATTTGACACATAATCGCCGAATTTAATGTGTAATTAATTGGCGCACCAATATTAAAACCACCATATGCACTATCTTTTCCGGCTGTTCCCGCCGGTCCTTGTGAACCAGTTGAACCTTGTGAACCCTGACTTCCCTGAGACCCCTGTGAACCTTGCGAACCGATGGGTCCAATGGGCCCATAAGCACCAATTGAACCTTGTGCTCCTTGGGGTCCTAAACCGCGTAATTCACAACATCTGCGTGCTCCTAAATAATTTGCATAATTAGAAGCCATAATAAAATATTAATATATACAAATATTTTATTATTTTTACAAATCATTTTACAAATCATTTTACAAATCATACTACAAATCAACAAATAATTTCAAAATGACATATATTTGTTTTTTTAATTTTTTGGGTAAAGAGGTAAAAATTATGTAGACGGTATAGCGGCCACACACATTTTGACTTCTCCTAAACTGGCTACATTGTATTTCACAACAAGTGGTAAATCATTTTCTAAAAAGAGTTCAATTTGAGAACACAAATTCGTGCATTTAATGAAATAACTCAAATTCTTTAAAGAGAATTCTCCTTGGATAATTTTCGATGAATCCTGTTTGGTAATAAATTCCATACTTCCATCAGACTCTGCGCGATGAATCTCTGCAGAAGCAAATTGTCCGCTACATTTGAAGATAAGTTCATTTCCAACCGACTTAATTTCTAATTTGTCCGAAATACATGACAAATCACGAATGATTTTCTGGAAATCAGTAGAAGGTAAATTAATGACAGATGAAAATTTTACATCTGGATACTCCAACTCTTCTGGCTCGGGTTCAATGAGCCGTAGTTTTTGTGTTTTGCACTGTTTAATTTCACCATTCTCAAATTTCAAGGTTAAATGAGAAACAATACCATCATTGTAATCTCCATTTTCAATATACATGGTTAAAGTATCGTCATTATCAATTGAATTAATAAGTTTGAATAAGTGAAACATGTTGACACCAATAATAATCTTCTCCTTCTTACACTCATAAAACTCGAAATTTTGTGCGGCAAGATAAAGATGAACTAAAATAGTATGTGATTTGTCCATGTTAATAATACGAATTCCATCTGGCTGAAAAATAATGTTTGTTTCTAATAAAATGTCTTTCAGAGCAGTCATTAATGTACGAAAAGGTGCAATTTGCACCGTCTTCATTGTGAATACATTATTGTTTGTGTTGGATGAAAAAGAAGACATTACGATTCTATAGTATGAGTATTTTTTTCAAGATACCTTTAAATACTTATTTCGCGAAAAATTATAATTTGAACGCACTTTTTGGGAATTTATGGTTTCTACAAATTTACTTTGGGAACGCTTCTTTGCCCGTGCCCGTATTTTCGTTTCGCTGATTTTGCCATTTTCAATGCCCGACTTCCCGGTTTACACCCTTTCTCTAAAATGGAATAGTCAACTGCCGCCGCTTTTCCTGAAGTGAGAGAACTCGCCAAACGCGCCTTTCCCCATGACGGTCCAGTTTGATTCGGGCGTGAACCCGAAGAAAAATAGGCGCCTTCTCCCTTATGGATGATTTTCTCTAAAGTTTCCACGGAACAACCACTCTTTTTCGCTAATTCCGGAGTAGCGTCAATCGATTCCACTCCATATATTTTTTTCGCGCGTAAAACATGTCCGGATGGTTTTGAAGAATAAGATTTCACGGGTTTTCTTGTGTAATAGATTCCGCGTTTATACATTTTTCTTGATTTCTTCAACATAGAAGCCTGTTTTTTCCTGTCTTTTTGTGTGAGTTTTTTAGGTAAATATCGTAAAGGAGCATTTTTGGATGTTTTTTTATGATTCATATTATTATACATTTACAATTCTTCTTATATTCTACGAATAAAATAATTTAGATACTTGTTTGTAATATATACATTATTGTCAAATATTGTCAAATATTGTCAAGTCAAACAATGAACGAAGAGGAATATGTGGACGCCCAAAGAGAAAAAATTAAAACTCTTTTGGAAAAATACAGAGAACATACTTATATGCTTCAACGATTACAACATCATTTAACTGTATTGCCAAATATTTTAGAGACCGAACTTAAAAACTATGACAAGAGAGTCGAGAGAATGAATCATCTGTCAAACGAACAAAAAATATTTATGCAAGTATTTTTGAGTAAAAATCGTTTTTATTATTTGCCAAGTAATAATTGTTATTATTTCTACAATGGAAAACATTACGATTCAATCAAGGAAGATGACATACAATGTAAATTATTGACTGAAATAAGTAAAGACGAAACACTATCACAATGGAAATACAAGACAAACATTAATATCTTGAAACAAATTAAAGAGAGACATTTGTTCCGTTCGACACCAGATAGCGATACGATTCAAAGTGTAATTAAAATATTGTGCCCGCTACTTTTCAAAACGAAACAGGAGGTCAAATATTTCTTGACAGTATTAGGAGACAATCTTTTGAAAAAACAGCAGAATCTCATTTTTTTAACAAAATACAATTTAAAGCATATTTTCACTGAATTGGAGAATATTGCGTATATTACAACTGGGTTTACAAATTTGACATTTAATTGCACGACTAAATATCACGATAATTATGATTACAACAATTGTCGTTTGTTGAATATGAATGATTCCCTTTCTTGTGAATCCTTCAAAGAGGTTCTGAAAAAGAATGGATTAGACTTGTTGTGTGTTGCGGCACATTATTCTACGAGACATGTAGATTCTGACACATTCTTGGAGAAAAATGCAGATGAAGAGTTTAAACAGTATACGCTTTATTTGAAAAGAAATGACAAGAAAACGATTGTGGGAAATTTCTGCGACTTTTCCCTCGTTGCGTTTGATGCTCCAAGTGATTTACAAAACAATAATTCGACGAACCAAACGGTTTCAACTGAAAAAAAGGAACTACATCCGACAACAAAATCTCCTTCTGCAATGACTTGGAAAAATATGCATTTCATTTGGAAAAATTACATCTCTCAAATGTCATTTCCAAATATGATTTATTCCCAACAGTTGAAAACACTGCTGAAAGAAAAGTATGTTTACGATGAAAAAACTGATAGTTTTTCAAATGTGACGAGTAAATATTTACCGGTCATCGCAGATTTTATTCTTTTTTGGGAGCGAACAATGATGACTACTTTGGATGAATTTCCGGATTTTGACTATGAATTGGAAAATGATGAAATTTGTTCCTTGTTTAAAGTGTGGGTGGCTTCAAACAAACATGAAACATTATCGAATGGTATGATTCGTGAGTATGATGTTATAAATATTTTGTCTCATTTTTACCCCGACGTCCAAATTGTTGATAAAAAGTATATCATGAATATATCATGTTCTTTGTGGGATAAAGTGAATGATATTACAAGTATGCTAAATGAATTTAAAAAAACTTATACACTGGCCGAGGATGATTCGCTTATTGATTTTGATAAAATTTACGATTTCTACTGTGATGAAAAGAATGTGACAAAAACAAAATGGAAAGTGAGTAAACGATTTTTTGAAAAATATTTGTGTTATTACTTGTCGAATTATATTAAATACGACCATTTCCTTTCTTCCTCGTGGTTATTGAGTTAATTAAGTTAGTTGTAAGTCTACACCGGTAACCACTTTACCTTTGTTATTTTGATTTTCGAGAGAAATCAAAATAATTTTTTTCTATTTTAGAACCTATTTAATGTCTTCTTTTTTTGGTTCCGTTTAATTTGACAAATCCGAATTTGCCTTTTTTGGTTCCATAACCAGCCTTGACTAGTCTTTTCTCTTTCTTGGCAGTAGTGTGCTTCTTTCTGGAAACGATGCGACCATTCTTGTTTTGCACGAGTTCGTGTTTCTCAAGACCACCACTGGTTTTGAATGCAGTTTGGTGCCATACTTGGGCTCTTGAACCGTAAAGAGTTTCGTAGTGTCTTCCGTGAATGTTGTATTTTCCGTCAGCCGACTTCTTATATTTTGTCATTTTATATATTAAACGAACAAAAAAATATTTCCGAGAAGACAAAAAATGTATAAAAATGTAATAAATATTTGTTTATTTATACCTAAAATTTATTTCGTAGAGGACCGGAAATTCCGCCAGGTTGTCCTTCTGTTTTTCCTAAATAAGTCAAAAGAGTTCTAGGAGCACATGTATTAATCGCATTTCCAAACTGGTTCGTTCCGGTATTAGTCATATTTCCAAATTGGCTTGTTCCAGTGTTAGTCACATTTCCAAATTGCGTTCTTCCACCCAAATAATAATTTACACCATTTGTTATTCTGTGAGATTGTGTCGTATTTGGGTTTACAATACCGTTATTTAATTGAATTGTATTGATGACTGGTTTCGGACATGTAAATGTAGAACATTCTTTGTAATAACTTACTTTTGAACTGGTGTTTGTTTGAAAACCGGGGATAAAAATTCTCGACATTGATAAATAAAATAAATAAACAAGGATTATTCTATTGTGTTATATATAATATAGATATTATGTGTACGGTCCTACCACGAAAAGGTAATTTAGAAACAAATATTCGTAATTATTTGAATTGTTCGTATCATCTTGGATATGATTTAGACCTGTATTTTAGTAAAAAACAACAAATAATAATGTTTACGAGGTTGTTATCCTGCGACGCAAATTTCAAACAAGAATGGGAAACTGGTGTATATAGTATTCCTGAAGACCCATCACATACAATGTATTTATCGGCATACATCAAAAAACAAAGTGCTCTAAAGAAAATCTCCAGAAAAATAAATAACTATGTCTACAATGAAAAATTAACAAAAGGTGCAAAAAACTTGTTAGAGTCGTATATGCGCGGATATTCAACAATTCAAAATAAAAATATGGATAGTAAAATGGAAGAAATGTTTTGTGGAATATTCAAACAAATAAGTGATAGAAAAGAAAGTTATGTAACAAAAGCAACAAAAGAACTTCCAGACGAGTTGGCAAAAGAAATAACCGGATATTTGGCAGGCGGAACAAAAAGAAAACGGTGTAAAGTAAAAACTAGGGTAAAAACAAGAAAAAACAGAAAGTATTTGGAAAAATCAAAAAATCAAAAAAAACAAATAAAATTGAAATTCATATAGACATTTCTTGGTACTGATAAATATAAGACAAATAGACAAAACATAAAGTCAAAACACAAACTCTAAATCATGACGACTGAAGAAAAGACACTGTCCCAGAAATATCAACAAAAAACGGATAAACAGCATATTCTCGATGCTCCAGATACATACATTGGTTCTATTGAAAAAATCGATGCCGATGTATGGGTTCTTGAAGAAAATGAAAACGCTGGAGAAACCGGACAAAAGCAAAAAATAGTAGAAAAGAATATAAATTATATTCCCGCGTTATTCAAATTGTTTGATGAAGGAATTGTAAATTGTCGTGACCATGTCATTCGCATGTTGCAAGCCGAACAAAACAAACAAGCAAATGTTATTCCCGTTTCTTACATTGATATTTCTATACAAGACGATGGAACTATTGTCATGGTAAATGATGGTAATGGTATTGATGTTGCAGAACATCCGGAATACAAAAAGTGGATTCCAGAATTAATTTTCGGCCATTTGAGAACATCTACCAATTACGACAAATCAGAAAAAAAGATTGTGGGGGGTAAAAATGGTTTCGGATTCAAGTTGGTTTTGATTTGGTCGACATTCGGTTCCGTTGAAACCGTCGACCATGTAAGGGGACTCAAATACGTCCAAGAATTTTCAAATAATTTGGATGTGATTGGAAAACCACATATTACAAAATGCAAGACAAAACCGTATACAAAAATCACATTCAAGCCAGACTATAAACGACTCGGAATTGACGGGCTGACTCCCGATATGATTGCTCTTTTGAAGAAAAGGGTTTATGATATTGCCGCAGTAACAGACAAATCCCTAAAGGTAAAGTACAATTCACAGCCGATTCCCGTGAAAAATTTCCAACAGTATATTGATTTATACATTGGCGACAAAGAACAAAATCCGCGCGTCTATGAAGAGGCAGACCAACGATGGGAATATGCAGTTGCATTATCTCAAAGCCACGAATTTTCCCAAGTCTCTTTTGTAAATGGTATTCATACTTCTAAAGGCGGTAAGCATGTAGAATATATTTTGTATCAAATTACCAAGAAATTGGTCGCCTTTATTGAAAAAAAAAAGAAAATTACAGTAAACGCGAATTCAATCAAGGAACAACTCATTTTATTCTTGCGGTGTGATATTGAGAATCCGGCATTCGACAGTCAAACCAAAGATTATATGAATACCCCAAGTTCTAAATTCGGTTCTTCGTGTGTCGTAAGCGATAAATTCATTGAAAAAGTCGCAAAAATGGGTGTCATGGACGCAGCGTGTGCTTTAACCGAAGTTAAGGAAAACAAAGCCGCCAAAAAGACAGACGGCTCCAAAACGAAAAACATTCGTGGTATTCCCAAATTGATAGATGCAAATTGGGCGGGGACTGAAAAGTCGAAAATGTGTAGTATTATCTTTTGTGAGGGTGATTCGGCCAAGGCCGGTATTGTTTCGGGTCTCTCGAGTGAAGACAGAAATGTGATTGGTGTTTATCCGATGAAGGGTAAGATATTGAATGTGCGAGGAGAAGCTACGAAAAAAATCAGCGAAAACAAAGAAATTTCTGAAATCAAGAAAATTCTTGGATTGGAGATGGGAAAGGTATACAAAGACGCAGATGATGTTTCGAAATCATTGCGATACGGAAAAGTCATATTTATGACAGACCAGGACCTTGACGGACATCATATCAAAGGGTTGGGTATTAATTTGTTTCAAAGTGAGTGGGCTTCACTGACTGAAATCCCGGGATTTATTAGTTTTATGAATACTCCGATTTTAAAAGCGCGGAAAGGTGGTAAAGAGTTGGTATTTTACAACGAAGGCGAGTATGAATCCTGGAAAGAATTAAATGTTTCAACTATTGCTGGTTGGAACATGAAATATTACAAGGGTTTGGGAACAAGCACTGGAAAAGAATTTCGCGAGTATTTTGAAAAGAAGAAAATTGTCGGTTTCGAACACAATGGTAAATCAAGTGATGATGCCATTGATATGGTATTCAATAAAAAATTAGCAGATGAGCGTAAAGATTGGCTTTCTACTTATGATAGAAAATCGTATTTGGATACGAATAAAACAAGTGTAAAATATGAAGAATTCATTCATAAGGAACTCATACATTTCTCGAAATATGATTGTGACCGCAGTATTCCCAATTTGATGGATGGTTTGAAAATCAGTTTGCGAAAAATTTTGTATTCGGCATTCAAAAAGAATTTGACGACTGAAATTAAAGTGGCGCAATTTACTGGTTATGTTTCAGAACATTCAGGGTATCATCACGGTGAGGCATCTTTGAATGCTGCGATTGTTGGTATGGCGCAGAATTTCGTAGGTTCCAACAATATTAATTTGTTTGTTCCCAACGGACAATTTGGAAGTCGTTT